ACTGCCAACCTGAATATGAAAAAAAGATTAAAGACTTTCCAATTTGATCTTATAGTATATGACGGATATTAACAAATTTTAATACCGATGTCCCAAACAACCTCGTTCTTAACACCGGTCCAACTTAAATGACAAGAATCTAAAAGCACCGTTACCGACATCTACCGGAAAACCGGAAATTACCGACGGCAGCAACTGGTTTACCCTTGCTACTGAAAACTGGGTTTTAAATACTATAGGTAGCGTTCCTGCGACTTTAGTAGCAACAACAGCCAATTTAACGGCTACTTACGCTAATGGTACTAGTGGAGTCGCGGCTACTTTAACTAATTCGGGAACACAAGCAGCACTTGTTATTGATGGAGTTACTTTAGCCTTAGGTAACAGGGTTTTAGTTAAAGATCAAACAGCTGCCTTACAAAACGGAATATATACAGTAACTAATATAGGTGGAGCTACTGTAAACTGGGTATTAACAAGAGCTACTGACTTTGATTCCCCTTCTCAAATGACTAGAGGCAAGACTATTGATGTAATTAGCGGAACAGTAAACGCTGTAACATCATGGATGCTTACCTCAACTGTTACAACTGTCGGTACGGATAGCATTACCTTTGCTAAATTAGCTCAAAGTGGTATTACAAATATTTTAGGAACTACGAATCAAGTAATTGTTACCATTACTAATGGAGTTGCAACGATAAGTCTTAGTTCTAACCCTGTATTACCTGGCACTGCATCAGTTACTATCCCAACTGGAACAACCGTGCAGAGACCATCTACTCTAACTGCCGGAATGCTCAGATTTAACACCAGTCTCTAGGAGAGAAATCAAATAGGTTTAAATAATGAAGCTTGAGTTTTTTGATGGAACTAGCTGGTATAGTGTTGCTACTGAAAACTTTGTTAATACTAAGGTATTTGATATCAACTCAAATACCGGCGGTCAATTAAATATCAATCGTTTAAACGGTTATCCGGCCAGTAGCTCTGTTTATTTAAGAGGCGATGGTACTTGGGCTACTCCCACAGGTAGCGGCACAGTAACCTCTGTAGGTATTGCCGTCGGTAGCGGTTTAACCGTCACGGGGAGTCCTATTACTACTAGCGGTACTATAACAGTTAGTATCAGCAGTATAGCAATAACACAGATAGCAGGTTACAGTGCTGCTCCTACCGATACTTTTGTTAGAGGCAATAACACCTGGAGTAAGATATATTCAAGTATTATTAATTTTGATACCGATCTTAATAGCGGAGGAAAAAATATCAGTGCTCAAACCGGAACGTTAATTGCCAATAACCTTGCTGCTTATGATTCAGGGGTAATTGTTTGTGGACATGCCCTTAGCATCCAAGACACTGGTACTTATAAACCCTATAATGGCAGTTATGGTTATTTAAATTCCTCCGGTAGTGTTGGAACGTCTACAGGGCAGAATCCATATTCGATTAACTGCAATAATAGAGTCAAGGCTTCCGAGTTTAATGCCGTTTCTTCCATTAAAACCAAAAATATTGAATCTTCAGGCAAGTCCATAGAAGAGGAGGCATTAAAGATATTTAGTAATATACCTTTCTTTAAATATAGTTATAAAGATAAAATTAAAAATGGTAAAGGTAGCACTTTTGGTGTTATTGCCGAACCTTTAAAGGAAGTTTTACCTGATTATGTTCTAGAGGACAAAAGTTTTGTCCCTAATATATTGCAGTCCTGTCTAATTAAACCGATAACGGAATATAGCTATTGCTTAGTGTTTAAAGAAAAATTAACCAATATTGAGGGTAATAAGCTACAGTTAATTTTACTTAATAAATCAATTGAAGCAGAGATTTTAAAAACTACTCAAAAGCAATTAACTATTTCCTGTTCTGAAAAACTACCAAAGAAAGGCTTTGCTTACGGCACTTTTGAAACCTGTCCATCAGTTACCAAAAATAAACTTTTTGAATTATCAATGGTAGTATTAAAAAACACCTTAAAACGTGTAGATATTCTTGAGAATAAACTTGGGTTCCTACAATTCATTAACAACAATTAGGAGAATTAAAATGAATACAGCTCTAAAAGACATAAGTACTAACTTAAATGATTTAAAATTAATTACCAGTACACAAGTTGATCTATCCTATTTTAACAGCCTTGTAAGTAGCGTCTTTAGCGACCCGAGTATATATGCGAGTATCCAATCGGATGTTCAGTTCATTAATCAGATTGGAAGCCAGCTTTTTAACTATTTTACCGCTTCTGACCCAAATACTCAAAAAATATGGTATGTAGCATTGGCCTCAGGTTTAAATCAGTCAATTAATGATGCCAATAACCTAATTAGTAAAATTCCGCCCGAGAACCCCAAAGGATCTGATTTAACAATAATCCTGAATGTTTTTATCGCAGACTGTCAGGCTATTTGTAAAATCATACCGCTTAATCAGCATGAGGTAGCGGGCGCAGAACCGGAAGAATTGAATTAGTTAATAGAAATTATGCAAGTAATACGTATCTTATCTTTAGATGGAGGCGGTATTAGAGGGTTATTCTCTGCTACGTTTCTAGAGAATTTTTGTAATGATGCCGGAATTAAAGGTAATGAATTATGGAAATATTTTGATATTATTTGTGGAACTAGTATTGGTGGTATCCAGGGGATAGCTTACTCACTTGGTCTATCGCCTACTGACGTTATTAATTTATTAACGACTAATGCAACGAGCATTTTTACTATTAGAGCAGGAGTGAACCCTTTGCAACCTCTTGGTCCAGCAGGGTCCGCTACTTTAGGTACTGTGCTGGCAGTTCCGGGAGTTGATCCTTATATCTACAATCAGCAACCTCTCCGAGATGCTTTAAGTCCTATTTTAGGGACTACTCGCATGTTTCAATTAAAAACTAATACTTTGATTACTGCCGTAGGATTTCAAGGTGGAACTGGGCCAAGTAGTGATAATATTAATTTTCCATATGGCGATGTTACAAGTAGCCAGTACTACCAGTTTTCTAATGTTTTAATTCCGGGTTTTACTACCGGACAAAATTACACTTGTATTGATGTTGCTATTGCTACCGGTTCAGCACCGGTATTTTTTCGTCCAACTCTGATTAGCGAGATGCCTTCTGATACCTTCTTCGTTGATGGCGGTTTGTATCAAAATAATCCGACAAGCCTTGGTTATGCATTCTCCAATATATTATTCCCACAGAATGTTACAATTTGCATTCTTTCAGTCGGTACCGGCTACTCTGATCCTGATATCGAAATAACGACAACATCAGGTAACCTAAAAGTAGCCCCTAATAATGGACTCGGGTTACTTGCTAATAGTTTGAATTTAACGCTAAATGGAGCAACGGACGCAGTAGAACTGCAATTTAAAATCATGTCTTTATATAAAGGTGCAACAAATAATCTATCCTACTATAGATTCCAACGTTTTCTTAGCAATCAGGAATTAAGTAAACTCGATAATCCAACGCCCGAAGCTATAGCATATTTAAAATCTGAGGCGAATCTTCAATATGGACAGGACGCCATAAAGATACAGCAATTTATTCAAAAATGTAATTTTCAAAAATAATTACATTTATACGATTTTTAAGAGTTATAAATGCTTTGTGTTATAATAAAAAAGAAAAAGGAAACATATGGCAGACTTATCAAATATTACCGCTTTAAGTGGTCTTACTATTACCAGTGATCAAACCACCGGGACTAATAATCCTAACGCTACTTTTGCCGTTAGCAATGTTACTACCGCTCAGAGAGATTTATTACAAAATGTTACTCCTTACGTAGTAAATGGAACAACAGTTAGAATAAAGGAAGGAACTATCATATTTAATATCAGCGTTGATAAATTACAAATGTTTAGAAACGGAATATGGGAAAGTGTTACAACAAATATAAGTACTGCTACCGGAGTTGGGTTATCTTCATCTCCTTTTTCCATTCCATCTGGCACGAGAGCTGCAGTTGAGGTAGCTGCTAATCAGGTAAACGGATTTATATATAATGATACAACCAATAACCAGGTCAGAGGATATATTAATACTGGGTGGATGACTCTATTTACGGTTGCTACGACTGCTACCGGAGTCGGTCTTACTAACGGAGCACCTTTTGTATATCCGTCCGGGCCAAGGGGAAACGTTGAAGTAGCTGCCAACCAAGTCAATGGGTTCACTTATTTTGATGTTACCAACACAGTCCTTAGAACCTATAAAAATGCCTGGCAGACAATTACCTCAGCTTAAAAAGTTAAAAAGCTGTTAGCAAATGAACTATACTACTCTCGCAAGCCAAATAATAGCTTATGCCAATAGAGGAGGTAGCATTGAATTTGCTGCTGCCATTCCCTATTTTATTGAGATGGGACAGCAAAAAATCTGGAAGGAGCTAAATACTCTTGGTTTTCAAAAGGCAGTTGACGGTACGTTTCTAGCAAATAATTCTACTATCTCCAAACCTGCAGATTGGCAGGAAACTATCTCTCTAAGTTATGGAACGACTGAATCCTTATTTACGAATAATGTAATTTTATTTCTAAGAAGCTATGAGTTCTGCACAAATTATTGGCCGAATGTCGACACTGCTACCTTGGATAATCCACCACTATTTTATGCAGATGACATACTACCGAATACTAAACCTTATGATAAAATTTTTATAAGCCCGACTCCTGCTCAAAATAATGTTTATCGGTTAATATATAACGGGCGACCCGACTTGATTACAAATGAGAATCAAACAAACATACTAACGGACTACTACCCTGATCTTCTATTTTATGCTGCCTTTTTAGAGGCTCTTATCTATTTAAAGGATGATCAGAGAATGCCCGTCTATACAAAGTTATATCAGGAAAGCTTAACTGCTGCTAACAACCTGACAAAAGATCGTTACATTGATCGCAGCGTAAAAAGAGACGTAGGGTAATTTATGGCTACACAAAAACAGATGTTTCCTATTACCTATAAGCCTGGAATACTCCGTGATGGTTCTCCTTTTCAAGGAAGTTACTCTACAGGCGGGCAATGGGTCAGGTTTTTTAGAGGCCAACCTCAGAATATGGGGGGAATGAAAAATTATGTAATATATCAACAAGGTATACCTCAGATTTTAACCCCCAATTCTATACCGACTAACGCTCTTATATACTATGATAGTAAAGGCGATAAACATATCTTATTAGGAATTTCTCCCACTTATGGGCCAGGCTTATCTAGTGTAATAGATGCTACTTATACAAGTATCGGTAGCCAAACTAATACTTATAGTTCTGGATACACTAATCCTACCAATACCTTGACCCAATTTGTGGTAGTAATAAGCATTATTAATAATGTTAAAACAGAGTTAATATTGTGTTTAGGTATGAAAAACTATACTGATATTAATAGCAGCGAAGCTACTTCTACCATCTTGGCAAAGAAAGATACCGGTGGGTTCTGGACAGTAAAATTTAAAGCAGATCCAGTGAGAAACCAAAATGAAGAATTTAAACAACCAATACCTACAGAAGATAATTTTATTTTTAAAGAAGCAACGGGAGGAATGCTTTACGTTGGAAACAGATTATTTTATTACGGCAACAATGGGCTTGTTAGATGGTCTTCAGCATCACAGGAAAAATTAAATAAAAAAACAAACATAACCTGCCCATTTCTATTTTTTGAAGATAAATATTCCATCAATATTAGCACCGATAAAGTAATCTACGGCGCAGAGTGGCGAGGAGGAACAAATTCGCCGACTATAATCTTCTGGACACTCAGCTCTGTTGTTCTTATTAGCAATACTACAGGTAGCAATAATCAGATTATTGATGATCCTGATGACCTTTCTTTTAGCAAAAAGGTATTATCAAGAGATAGCTCCATTTTATCTTCAAATAGCGTAGTTGAATATGACGGAATATTCTATTGGCCGGGAACACAAAGATTTTTTGTATTCAACGGCGTAGTTCTTCCGCTTGAAAATAATCTTAATCGTCAGACTTTTTTTGACTCGCTCGATATGAGTAAACGTCAGAGGGTCTTTGGCGTCAAAAACGTAAGCAGAGATGAAATATGGTGGTTCTATCCTGAAAAAGGGAAAGATGCTAATGTTGGATGCACCAGAGCCGTTATTTACAATGTTGTAGATAATACCTGGTATGATACTGGCATTGAACGGGCGGCCGGTTACTTCGACAATACCGGCGGTAATATGTACACTGTAGGCAAAAACTTGAGTCCTTATGAAGGTGATAATAACAGTTATGTCTGGGAACATGAAGTCGGAAATGATCAGGTCAATCTTTATAAGGATGTAGATCAGCAGGTTAAAGCTATTCCTTCTTTCTTCACCACGCCTATAATTTCTTATGCTACCTTTAATCCGCAAAAACAGGTAGCAGGAATTGATTACAACATAGCTATAGAGAGGATAGAGCCCAATATTGTTGGAACAAAAAAAATAAAAATGACCGTTAGCATCAATACATATGAATATCCTGCAAGTACTCCTGTAACAGCTACTTATAACCTTACTGAGGACGGAGAACTAGAGAATATTATTAGACCTGCTATTAATGAACGCATACAAGGAAGGAACATTAATTTTACTTTTAAATCAGAAGGTATCGGTTCTGGTTATCAGATGGGAACTACCTTTGTTTTAGCTGAAATAGATGATGGTAGGCCATGATTAGCGTTTATCCCAAATATATTAGCATTAAATATTGGGCAGCTACTGTTTGCGATGATTACTCGG